ATGCTATCGAAAAGAGACGTGGCGGGAGTATTGCCAAAGAAAAGGGTTTGATTATGATGGAGGCAGAACATGAGAGAGATTCTATTCAGGGGAAAACGGATCGATAACGGCGAGTGGGTGGAAGGTGATCTGTCGTATCATGTACATGATGGTGAGGTATATGTCTTCCCAAGCAATGGATATGACAGTCAAGACTGTTATAAAGTAGACCCCGAAACCGTCTGCCAGTACACAGGCCTGAAGGATAGAAACGGCAGGAAGATATTTGAAGGTGATGTCATAGCGATTCCGGGGTCAAATAAAAAAGGGTTGCCTGCGGAGGTGCGTTATATGAAGCATGACGGCAGTTTTCGCATAGAACGTATTGGCTATATACCCATAAGCCTGGATGGGGTTCAGTACTGGGGAGAGATTATCGGCAACGTGATCGACAATCCGGAGTTGATAGAATGGAGGCGGCGCAGATTGGAGATTACGCAGGGGACGTGATAATAGAGACGGAGCAGCGTACTGGACAGTCAGAAATCAGATAAAAAGGAGGTGGAGGCCGATGTCGGAGGCAGCGGAGAAGAAACCATCGGAGCGGATAAAGGAATTTCTTGATTTTGTCAGAGAATGCAGTTCTGGATACCGGCTGGCTTATGACATGGTTAATCAGGAAGACAGGAAGCTTCAGGATTTTGTGCACCAGGTCGAGTTCGCCTCAGATGATGAGGAACTGCACCGCGCTGCTGTAGAACTGCAGGAGAGCCGCAGAATGCGCCGGAGGAATAAGGACGAGGTTCAGCTGTACGAGGCTCTGGTAAAGTTCTTTGAGGGAAAGGGGCCTAAGGACACATTAAACCGCTTGGAGCAGCTCCTGGGGCAGCAGCGCAAGCATGAGGAATATCTTGCGAGTGAGAGGGTGTACAAACCGCGGATGAAATGACGGATTGAGGGGAGGGGATAACATTGGACAAGGTGGTACTGGAACAGTATATAGATGCTTGTAAGCTTATAAAAGAGACAGAAGAAGAAATCCGGAAGATAAAGAGACGCCGGGAGACTATTGTACAGGGAACCGTGAAAGGTTCCCTGCCAGATTTTCCTTACACGGAAAAGCGTTTTCATGTGTCAGGGCTTTCATATTCCGTAGTTTCCAGCCAAAGAGAGCTGGAAGAGGAAGAGAAGATTTTGGAGAAGAGAAAACAGAACGCGGCGATGATAAAACGGCAGGTGGAGGAATGGCTGAACACTATTCCGGTAAGAATTCAGAGAATTATCCAGAAAAGGTTTTTCGAGCAAAAATCTTGGAACGAAGTGGCCATGAGCATGGGAAGAAAAGCGACAGCGGATGGTGTGAGAATGGAATTTGAAAGATTTATGTCGGAAAAGGGAGTGTAAAATAAAGTTTGTTCGTTTTGTTCGCTCTGTTCGTTTTAAAAATGGTATAGTATAGACTGGAAAAACTGAAAGCTGACTGATACAGCCATCTGATTTTCTATCCTCCCCTATCATATACGGCAGCCAGGTGTCACAGCCTGGCTGCTGATTTTTTATCTTAAAACTCAAAAACGAAACGAATGAGAGGTGGTGATGCTTGGCAAGGGCACCGGACGCCAGGACGGAGCAGGCAAGGAAACTGTTCCGGGAAGGCAGGAAACTGATTGAAATTGCCCAGCTTCTGGATATCCCGGAGGGCACGATCCGGAGCTGGAAGAATCGATATAAATGGGATAATGGAAATGCAACGTTGCAAAAGAGAAAACGCAACGTTGCGAAACGCAAAGGCGGCCAGCCACACAACCAAAACGCCACAGGACACGGAGGCACTGGGCCGCCGGGAAATAAAAATGCAGTCACGACGGGAGAGTTTGAAGCTCTCCTTTTTGATTGCCTGGACGAGGAGGAGCGGCGCCTGGCCGAGTCTGTGCCGGAAGATAAGCGGATCCTTCAGATCCAGGAGATCCGGCTCCTCACTGTCCGGGAACGGCGTATGCTGAGACGGATTGAGGCTATAAGAGAATCTGTGGAGCGCCTGGATAGCGGAGAGCCGGCTGGGGAAATGACCCTGGTAAGTGTTGAAATCAGTGAGAAAGACGAGAAAAAGAAATATGAAGGCAAATTGGGCCAGATCCAGGCCATCGAGGAGGCACTGACCCGGGTTCAGGCCAGGAAACAGCGGGCGATTGAGTCTCTGCACAAGTTCGGATTTGATGACAGTCAGATTGAGCTGGAGCGGAAGCGGGTTGAGATGGCTGCGAGAGCCGCAGGCGAGACAGAGGACAAGGAAGAACCAGACGACGGTTTCCTTGACGCTTTGAACGGATCGGGGGACTGGAAAGACTGGGATCAGAAAGATGAAGAAACGGAAACCGATATTTAAGTTTAAGCCTTTTTCCCGCAGACAGCGTCGGGTAATGAACTGGTGGATGGACAGCAGTCCGGTGAAAGACTGCAATGGCATTATCGCTGATGGCGCGATCCGTTCAGGCAAGACGGTAGCCATGTCCCTGGGCTTTGTCTTCTGGGCCATGGAAAAATTTGACGGCCAGAACTTTATTATGGCAGGGAAGACCATCAGCTCTTTTAAACGCAATGTACTGCAGAACCTGAAGCTGATGCTGACAAGCAGGGGTTATCACTGGGTGTACCATCTGTCCGGCGATATTCCAAACATGCTGGAGGTTACACGGAAGGGGCGTACCAACTACTTTTATATCTTTGGCGGCAAAGATGAGGCGTCACAGGACCTGGTACAGGGTATCACGGCAGCGGGAGCATTTTTCGATGAGGTTGCTCTCATGCCGGAGTCCTTTGTCAATCAGGCGACAGGGCGGTGTTCTGTGGCCGGCAGTAAATTCTGGTTTAACTGCAATCCGGCAGGGCCGACACACTGGTTTAAGGTAAATTGGATAGACAAGAAAAAAGAAAAAGGTCTTGTCTATCTGCATTTTACCATGGATGATAACCTGAGCCTGGATAAGGCAGTCAAGGCCAGATACCGCGGCATGTACGCGGGTGTGTTCTTCCTGCGTTACATCAAAGGCCTGTGGGCAGTGGCGGAAGGCCTGATCTATACCATGTGCACCAGGGCGAACTATTACACAGATGAGGAGCGCCCCATCGGTTTAAAGTCTGTCGCTCAGAAGTATATCGCCGTGGACTACGGGACCGCCAACCCTTGTGTGTTTCTGGAGATCTGGGATGACGGGGAGACCATATGGATAGATCGGGAATACCGCTGGGACAGCCGGTCAGAGGAGTCCAGGCGGACAGGATCTCCCCAAAAGACAGATGCCCAGTATGCGGACGATATGGAGGCCTTCATGGGGACAGAGCCGGAGGACCAGTGTACGATTGTTGTTGACCCTTCGGCGGCTTCTTTCATTACGGAACTGAGAAACCATGGGTTCTATGTAAAGCCGGCGGACAATGAGGTGCTTGACGGAATCCGGGCGGTGGCCACGCTGCTGGCTCAAAAGAATATCATGATCAATTGGTCGTGTGTGGGACTGAAAGCGGAGATGCAGTCCTACGCGTGGGACGAGAAGGCGGCGGAGCGGGGCGAGGAAAAGCCGGTGAAGCAGATGGACCACGGACTCGACGCATTACGGTACTTTGTGAAAACGATATTGCCGAGTTGGAGGATAGGGATTATATGAGCAGAAAACGCGCAGGCCGCCGTACCAGGGCGGATACAATACAGACAAAGCAGGTGCCCATTTCCACAATGGACGCTTTTTCTAATCCGGCAGCCAGGATTGGTTTCGGAACCAGGGATCTTCTGAATGCCACAGAGTATCCTCTGACCAGGCTGACTCAGAATTATCAGCTTCTGACCAGCCTGTACCGGGACAACTGGATCGTGCAGAACATCATTGCCACGATCCCCAACGACATGATCCGGAAATGGTATGAGATCAAATCAGCCATAGAACCAGAGTACATAGACCAAATGAAACATTTGGAACGTCAGACGCAGATACGAAAAAAGATCCTTTTGGGAATGTACTGGGGAAGGCTTTACGGCGGGGCAGCAGGGGTGATCCTGATTAAAGGCCAGAATGATCTGAGTCAGCCTCTTGAAATGGATACGGTTATGCCGGGGAGTTTTCTGGGACTGCAGATTCTGGACAGGTGGAACGGCGTTTATCCGGAAGGAGAGCTGGTCACAGACCCGGAGGATAAAGACTATGGCCTGCCTGCATATTATACGATCCGGGATGAAGAGACAGGACATATGATGGCCAGAGTACATCACAGCAGGGTGATCCGGTTTATCGGCCGGGAGCTTCCCTGGATAGAGCAGGTTACGGAGACATACTGGGGGGAGTCAGAGATCGAGGCAATCTACAATGAGGTGGTCCGGCGGGATAACGTGGCCGGCAACATCGCTGCTCTGACCTTTCGAGCGAATATCAATTATATGGAGACGGATGGGCTTGACCAGCTTCTGGGGACGGCCAACACGGAAATGCAGCGCCGCTTTTACAATCTGATGGCGGCACAATCCATTATGGAGAGCAACTTCGGTACCAGGGTGATCAACAAAGGAGACGCGATCCACAATACACAGTATACCTTCACAGGTCTGTCTGACGTATATGACCGCATTATGATGGATGTGGCGGGAGCGGCCCGGACGCCTGTAACAAAGCTGTTTGGGCGTTCTCCTTCCGGGCTCAACGCCACAGGGGAATCCGACATGCAGAATTATTATGATTACATCGACGGACTCCGGGAAACGGAGCTGAGAGGAATTATTGAACGGCTTCTTCCGATTATGGCTCTGTCAGCATGGGGACGGATTCCGGGTGACCTGGATATCGATTTTCCTCCCATGTGGACGCCGGACGCAAAGGAGATTGCTGAGATTGCGGAGAGAAAGACCAATACGGTCCTGGCTGTCTATCAGAATGATCTGATCGATTCTGCCATAGCTCAGCAGGAGCTGCAGGCCATATCTGATGAAACCGGCATGTTCAGTAAAATATCGGATGAGAGTATTGAGGCGGGAAAGGGACAGACCTATACCAAAAGCCGAATGTTGGCGGATCCTGTGATGGGGTTGGAATTTCCGGAAGATTCATTTGAGGAGAAAACGGAATGACAAGGCTCATAAGACCGCCGAAGAATGCGGATGTAACTGCTTATATGAGAATGCTCTTTCTGAAGACGGAACAGGATCTGATCGCCGAGATATCCCGCAAGCGCAGAAGGGGGCTGGTGGATTACGCAGAAGTGGCTTCCCTGGAGCGGGTGCAGCGCATTCTCCAGAATATGGTAGATGAGTCATGGGCCTATGTGCCGGCAATGATCGAGACCATCTTTTACCGCTCAGGAAAAGATGCTGCCGGATACCGCAATGCCAGAACGCTTACAGCTACACAGACCGCAGTTGTACAGCAGCTTGGCAACAATCTGCTGGGGGAGATCACGGAGGCTTCTCAGACCGCATATAAAAGCGTACAGACGCTGTATACGATCGGCCGTCTGGAAGCGGATCCTCTGAGAGAGATAACACTTAGACAGGTGGCAGCACAGGAAGCCGTCGGAAGAGGATGGACCGTCACCAGTGAAAGGCTTACTCAGGAAATGCAGAATCAGGGAATTACCGCATTTGTTGATAAGGCGGGAAGACGCTGGAGCCTGCGGGATTATACGAACATGGCAGTCCGAACGACGGCCAGACAGGCAGAGGTGGCCGCCATACTGACTGCCGACGATTATGATCTGTGGCAGATCGTCAAGATTGGAAGCACCTGTCCGGTCTGTGCGGCTCTGGAAGGGAGGGTGTACTCAAAAAGCGGCCAGAATCCGGATTATCCGCCTCTGTCTCTGGCGTTTGGCAAAGTGGATCCGTCCGGTTCTGATGATCTGACGAATACCTACCTGAATATTCACCCCAATTGTCTGCATAGTCTGATCAAATATACTACGATCGGTAAATCTGACAAACAGATCCAGCGGGATAAAGATTTCTCAAACCCGGAAAAGAATCCTCTGGACCGGGATCCCCGGACGAAGAAGCAGATCGAGGCTTATCGGGAGAAGGAGCGGGCGAGGCAGAGACTTTTGCGAGATATGAGGCAGCATCGGGAATACCGGGCGGCGCTTGGAAACGAGATTCCAAAAGACTTTGCGAAGTTTCAAGAAATGAAGTATAATAATCTTGAGAAGTGGGGAGAGGTTAAAAAGACCTATAGGGATGTAAACTGGCAGAGAGAATCACTTGTCAACAGTCATATATCTGGAACCGCGCAAAAAGTGCCGTCCAAGAGTGCCCCTAACAGTGTGTACGACAAAGTACAAGACGGGAAGGTTGTCCAGAGGCGGTATTATGGAAGAACAGGGAAGCCAAGGTTGGACATAGATTTTACGGACCATGGTAATTCAAAGAAGCATCCCATAGTACCACACCGACATGGGTGGACGGAACAGTCAGATGGAAAGATCGCCCGTTCAGAGACTCATGATGAGCCATTACGGAAAGGCGATTTAATTGCGAATGCGGATGTTGTTAAAGGAGTGAGAAAGTAATGGCAATGTCAGAGGGAAACTTTGATCGGCTGGAAAACTTGGCGGAGCTGATAGATGCCGTTGAGATGGGATTGGATATTGAGTTTGTTTTAAGAGGGAAGCGCTATAATATTTCGACAGACGGAGTCCCTTTTATAGCGGTATGCCCTGATGGAGATGGGGTTTATTACGCGAATGTGGGGGAAATGGTTGAGAAGCATCTGATTGATGGGCAATCTTTGAGGGAGTTATGGCCTGAAATGGAAATTTTAGCGATGTAGATATTTCCGGATAATGTGTATACAGAAAAATTAAGTGGATTTGGGGCAGACTATGGCGAAAGATGATTATTTTGTAATCGTATACCGAATATTGACATATCTGTATGCCTGTTTTAAACAGGGAGAGAGACCGGATGTTGCCCTGTTCGGCCCGGATGCACTCGGGATCAATAACGGATATTGGGGCAACGTCATGGAGAGTCTTTTATCGGAGGGATACATTAAAGGAATTACCGTCCTTCCCCATATGGGAGAGGGATTTGGAATTAAAATTCTGGATCTGAGAATTACGCAGAAGGGGATCGAGTTTTTACAGGATAATTCCCAAATGGCAAAGGTGAAAGACTTTTTGAAAACATTTAAAGAAACAATACCGGGATTTTGATACGATACTTAGAAGGGAGGCCTTCCAATCAACATGATACAGTACTACGGCTACACCATAAGCCCTAACCAGATCGAGACTGGCGAGGGCTTTTTAATTTGCAGAAATGTGCCCATCGCCCGGATCGGGGATCAGGAGTATCTGGGAAGGGAGATCGGGCTGACGGGCCCTGAGGCCGATCAGGTGATAACGGTTCACCGTCCGCAGGAGGAAGTCTTTTCAGAGGCCGCTCTGGCTTCTTTTGAGGGGAAACCCGTCACCAACGACCACCCTCCGGCTCTGATCGGTCCCGACGACGTGACGGTCTACGGAAGAGGCCATGCTGAGCTGGTGCGGCGCGGATCCGGAGAGTGGGAAGATTATGTGGTGGCTGACCTGCATATCCATGCCAGAGAGCTGATCGATGCGGTCCAGGGCGGAAAGAGGGAGATCTCCTGCGGGTATGAATGTGAATATGTCCGGGGAGAAGACGGGACATACAGTCAGAAGAACATCAGAGGGAATCACATAGCAGTCGTTGACCGGGGAAGAGCCGGGAAGCGGGCTGCTATTTTAGATTCAGCAAATAAACAGGCCTCAGGGCCGGAAAGGAATGGCATGAAGAAGAAAGGGTTATTTTTTAAGCTCTTCGGGCAGGCCGTAAAGGATAAGAGCCCGGAGGAGATCGAGCGGCTGGCCATGGATGCTGCGGCAGCTTTCGATGAGGACGGGGAAGCGCCCGGAGAGACCGGAAAAGGGAAGGAAGAGGCTGACAAGGGGAAGCAGGAGTCGGAAGACGAGTCAGCCATTGACGGGATTGTCGACAAGGTGATGGCCAGGCTTGCGGCCAGAGAGGCCGAAAAAGAGAAAGAGCAGGCCAAAGATTCCCTTGACACGGCCATTGCACAGCTGACCGGGGACGCGGCAGAAGAAGAGACTCCCGGCGTCATTTCCGCAGGAGAGAATGACAAAAGCTGCGGCATGGACAGGGAGCTGGCGGCGGGAATCCTGAAAGCCATGAGGCCTTCTGTGTCCGCAATCAAGGACCCGGTGCAGCGCAAAGCCGTATCCGATGCCCTCATCGATCTGGTGACTGCCCATGACGAGAAAAGCGATATCGCAGCGATTCTCCAGGCGAGCCGGAAGAACGGACAGCACAGGGCAGAGACAAAACCGGCTTCCATGGATACGGACGCGATCCAGGCGCTGTATGACAATCTGAATCCCCATAGAAGAAAGGAGACGAAATAGATGAAAGGACAGACGATCGGAAAGACGATGCCTCATGGATATGCAGGAAGTTATGCCAGGCAGCCTGACATGGTAGTGGATACGGCTCCGTTGTCCGGCACGGAAGAAGTCCCCTTCGGGGCTCCGGTAATGATGGGTGCCGGCGGGGCGGCAGCGCCCTGGGCAGCAGGTTCTGGTGAAGATAAGTTTTGGGGCGTGGCTGTGCGGGAAATAAAGTCCTCCTTGAATTATCTGAACCAGAACAAAGGAGGGTATCGCCCGGGCGAGGCAGTGTCTGTGATGAAGCGGGGCTGTGTAAACGTGATCTGTCAGAGCGGAACTCCCTCTCCCGGGGGAAAGGTGTTTGTACGGACCACGGCAAATCCCGCAAAGCCTAATCTGGCGGTAGGAGGATTTGAAGCTGCGGAAGATAAAGCGGACAGCACCGTTTACACAGCAGAGCTGAGTTCCGTGCGGTGGAAGGGGACTGCAGATGCCAACGGTGTGGCAGAGCTGAGGATCCTGACTATGACGAATGCATAAGGAGGTAACGTGAGATGGCATTTAAAAATGTTGGTACATTTGACATCGGAAAGGCGGCGACACTGTCGGCAGGCAAAAGAAATGCAGCGGTATTTAACATGGATGCGGCGGGGATCGCGTCGGGTCAGGCTTTTCTGACTTCCGAGCTGGAGAAGAGGGACATGATGGTCAGAACACCCCTTACCAGTTTTACTTATGGACGCGACGTTCCCGTCAGGGTAGGAGGCGGATGGGCCGAGTTTGTTTCCTCCATGCAGGTGGGATACGGCATCGCAGGAGGTTCTGGAGACGGGCTTATGCATTCCGGCGGAGCCAACGGGATCCCCATGATCCAGGCGGATTTTTCCAAGGGCCTTTTTAAGACCCATATGATCGCCGCAGGGACCCGGGTGATGTGGGTTGATATGCAGAGAGGCAACATGACGGGGCGTAATATGGACAGTCTGCTTCGCGATGGTCTGCGCATGACTTATGATAAGCATATGGACGAGAATACTTATACAGGATTTTCCCGTTATGACACCACCGGGCTGATCAATAATCCTGATGTGACGGTAATGGATGCGGCTTCTAATGGGGCCACGTCCCCCAGCACCAAATGGAAGGATAAAACACCGGATCAGATTCTGAAAGATGTAAACGATGTGATCCTTGCCACATGGGAGCGGGCAGAGTATGACCGTGATGCGGTTCCGAACCACATCATCATGCCTTATGAGCAGTATAATTACATTGCCACGAAAAAAGTGACGGAGCTGGCGGAAAAGACGATCCTGACTTTTCTCCTGGAAAATAATGTGGCGAAACACAACGGGGCGGACCTGTTTATCGGCGCTACGGGCTGGTGTAAAGGCGCGGGGGACGCGGGGGAGGATCGCCTGGCTGCTTACTGCAACAAGGAGCGGTATCTTGCCATGGATGAGCTGGTGCCTCTTACCCGTGCCATGACCGGTCCCAACACGGCGGAATTCTGCTACGATACGGCTTATGCCGGAAACCTGTCGGAAGTTCAGGTGTTCTATGAGCAGACTATTACCTATATGGACGGAATCTAAGGAGGGCAGACTGATGTTTATCGTATCAAAGAGAAATTATCAGGTGAGGCGGGCTGACGGTTCGCCTTATCTGATCCGGAAGGATTTTGTCGGGGAGATCCCGGAGGATGTGGCCGGGAGCAATCTGGTGCAGCGCGCAATCAGAGGCGGGATGATCTTTGTCCCCGAGGGTTCCAGGGATAAGCAGCTGGAAGAGGCAGAGGCAGAAGCGGCGGAAAAGGCGGCGGGGAATGATATCCGTCCGGATGCGGAACAGGCAGAAGAGAAGAAGGATTCGGAGAAAGGAAAGAAGGCTGACGGTTCAAACCGCGGGACTCCGAAAAGCGGAGGTGGCACATGATGCGGACAGAAGGCTGTGGTGATCCTGCCGCTCCTTCTTTTACAGGAGCGAAGGCAGCAGCAGCCAATATACCGCAGCCCGGGGAACAGGGAAACTATACCGCAGAGCTGTTTTGGGAGGATTTTCCCCAGTTTACGAGACATGTTTCTCCCGGGGAAGGCGAAGGGGAACTGATGAGAGAGAGCCTGATACCGGAAAAGATGCTCCTTCAGTTCATCAGGCAGGCCAATGACAGCGTGCTCCCTTCCCGCTGGGGGAGTATGTGGCAGTATGCCGCAGGGCTTTATACAGCCCATTTTGTCTCTCTGTATCTGAAAACTTATGCCTCCGGTTCCGACAGTGCCGCTCAGGCTGCGGCTGGTGCAGATCAGACGGGAGTCGTGAGATCTGCCGCTATGGGGGACACCTCCATCAGCTATGACAACAGCGCTGTTACGGCCGGAACGGAGAAATGGGGAACCTGGAACGCCACGCAGTACGGCGCCCAGCTGGTGACCATGGCCCGCATGGCGGGGATAGGAGGGCTGTACGTCATATGATTTTTGACAATCCTGTTTTCAGATCCTGGTATACAGATACGGTTGACATTTACCGGGTCGTACCGGTGAGCAGCGGCAATCTGGACAGGCAGGAGAGAGTAAAAGTCAATGCCTCTCCGGTTCCCTGCCGGATCTACAGTCTCTCAAAGGACGGACCGAATCTGACAGCAAACGCAGCGAGGGAGCGGTCCGTCCAGAAGATGGCCTGTGATCTGTCGGTAGATATAAAGGCCGGAGATGAGCTGATGATCATAAGAGGCGGAAATCTGGGTTATGCAAATGAATCGGAACGGTTTTTTGCGGGAAATCCCGCGGATTATTATGATCCGGTGGGAGGGGCTCTCACGGGTCTGCAGCACAAGGAAGTGGGCCTGCTGTCCGACAATATTATCGGGAAGGGGTGAGGAAATGTCAAGTTTCGGGAGCCAGATCAGAAAAAGGCTGGAGCAGCTGCGCCGTGCGGGACAGAATGTTCCCCGGATCATGGCGGAAGTGGCAGAGGGAGCGACCATTGAGGCAGTCAGAGTGGCCGCAGAAAACACCCCGCCAAACGGGGGCGCTCCCATCGCCGGGACGAACATGAGGAGCGGACAGATGGCGCAGCACTGGCAGGTGGACAGTAAAACCGCTCCTGCTTACTGTAATGGCAGTATAAGAACGGAACTCAATAACAATATGCAGTATGCTTCTTATGTGAATGACGGTCATAGAGTAGATAAACATTTTGTGCCGGGTCTCACGATTAATAAGGATTCCGGGCTTTTGGAGGAAGATCCCAATAATGAAAAAGGAATCATGGTAGGAACAAAAACCACCTATGTAGAGGGAAAGTACATGAAGCAGAAGGCCATCAGGAGGTATCGCACAGTGGTGCGCAAGGAGCTTGACAAACGGGTCAGGGAGGCTGTGAGATGATCTTCACGCTGGAACACATCGTGAACAGCCTGGCTGGCCTGCTGAAAGCAGAATACCCGGAATATCCTGTTTATGACAGTCCGAACCAGCAGGGGACTCGTTTCCCCTGTTTCTTTATTTTTTTCATGCCTTCTACTGTAGATTCCCATGTAGGAGACCGGTTTTTGCGGGATCTGGGAATTGATATTGTATTCGTCCAGCAACGCAATCTTGTCAATGGAAATGTCCGGATCCACGCCATCGCCCAGTACCTGGATGAGACACTGGAGCTGTTTCCTTATTCTGACGGAAGCTCTGACCCGGTTATGATCCGAACCTTTGAGAGGCAATGGAAGAATGAGGATATGGAACTGCATTATCAGTTTCATATCAGACAGAGAGTGGCGCTGCCGAGAGAGAACATGTTGATGAGAGAAATGGAGGAGAATCATGGATACGTCAAAACAGACGGAACCGGTTAAAACGTTACAGGCGGAGAAGGAATATCCGACGGAGAAGCTTTTAAAAAGCAGCCACCTGGCCGGTTATCAGAGAGATTTTGCAAAGGTGATCCTGACAGAGCCAAAGTATACCATATCGGAGGCAAAGGCAGTGTTGGATAAGGCGTTGAAGGGAAAAGAAAGGAAGTGAAAGCATGGCAGGAGGAATATGGACCAGCCAGAACAAAGTGCAGCCGGGCGTCTACATTAATACGAAATCTCAGGGAAATCTCCCTGTCAGTTTCGGAGAAAAGGGTGTTGTGGCTATCGCAGAACCCCTCTCCTGGGGGCCCGCGGGTGTGATCCGGGAGATCATCCCGGGAGAGGATCTGCGTCCTTATATCGGTTATGACATCACCAGTGAAAAAGCGCTGTTCCTTCGTGAGATCATGAAGGGAAGTGATACTACAGACGGGCCGGTGAAGATTCTGCTCTACCGTCCCGCGGGCGCCGGCGGTGGGAAAGCAGCGGCAGAGATCGGCAGTCTGACGGTCACTGCTCTGTGTGAGGGGCGGCGTGGAAATGACATTACGGTCATCGTGGCCGGGGATCCGGACAGAGAAGGTGTGTTCGACGTTTCTACTATAATCGACGGGATTATTGCAGATACGCAGTCCGTAACAGATGCAAAGGAACTGTCAGAAAATGACTGGGTAGTATTTTCCGGCTCGGGGACTCTGGAAGATCATGCAGGGGTGCCTCTTACCGGAGGAGCGGATCCCAAGGTAACGTCCGCCGACTATGCGCAGTTTCTCCAGGTGCTGGAACCGTATCCGTTTGACATCCTGATCTATGACGGAACAGACAGCGTTGTCATACAGGCGATGGCAGCTTTTGTGAAGCGTGTTTCGGAGGGAGCGGGTTTCAAGTGCCAGGCGGTGATGGCAGAAGCACAGAGCTGTGACAGCGAATGGGTGATCTCTGTGAACAATGGTGTAAAATTATCTGACGGGACGATTCTGACGCCTCAGCAGGCTGTATGGTGGCTGGGAGGAGCGGAGGCGGGAGCCAGATACCATCAGTCCCTGACCTATGCCCGGTACCCCGGGGCGGTTGAAGCCTTTCCAAAATTGACGGATACTCAGATCACGGAGGCAGTTCAGGCGGGAGAGATCGTGTTTATTGACAATTTTGGTACCGTAAAGGTCTGTACCGATGTCAACACTTTTACTTCTTTCACGGCGGAGAAGCAGAAGGACTATTCAAAAAACCGGGTTATGCGGGTCCTCAATCAGTTCTGCAATGACGTTTACCGGGAGTTCAGCCTGTATTACATCGGCAAGGTAGATAACACGGAAGCCGGAAGAAATCTTCTGAAGGGGTGGATCACCGGGTATTTTAACGAGATGCAGGCCAATGGCGGGATCAGGGATTTCAGCCCTGACGATGTGACGGTGAGGCAGGGGGAGGAGAGAGATTCCGTAGTGGTTCATACGATGCTCCAGCCTGTGGACAGTATTGAAAAGATCTATATCACGGTAACGGTGACAGCCAACACGGCAGAGACGTAAGGAGGCGGATAAATGAGTTTCTTACTGGAAAGGGATGCACTGAATGGAAAATCCGGAAGTGCATTTGCAACGATCAACGGGGAAAATCATGAGATGTTCGGAATGAAAAAATTCCAGTCCGATGCAGAGTTTCAGGAGTCGGATTTTAAAGTGGTGGGGACCACTCTGGTTCAGAAAAAAACCACGGGGGTCTCTCTGACAGGGACTATGACCATCTATTATGGGACCCCTCATTTTCTCAGGCTGCTTCAGGAATACTTAAAGACCGGAAAACTGCCCTATTTTACCCTGCAGATCACCAACGATGATCCGTCTACCAGCGTCGGGTCTCAGACAGTGGTTCTGTATAATGTGAAGCTGCAGAAGCTCCCGGTGGCCATGTTGGATGCGGACGCAGATTTTCTGGAGATGGAAGTATCATTTTCGTACACAAATATTGAGGTCCTTGACTGGTTTAAGGACCCGTCACAATTAGGATAAGGAGAAGACAATGGGAGATATCAGAGCATTTTTACAGCCTCCGGTCATGGACGAGACCAGGGAGGTAATGATTTCGAAAAGATTTAAAGACAGTGAGGGAAAGCCCAGGCCGTTTCTGATCCGGGTCATTGATCAGGAGACCAATGGAAAACTGATAAAACAGGCTACGGTCCGGACAAAAATTAATGGCCTTGTGACCCAGGAACTGGACAGCGACAGATACGGAAAGCTGCTGGTAGCCTCCTGCGTGGTGGAGCCTAATTTTAAGGATGCGGAGATCTGCAAGTACTATAAGACCATGGATCCTCTGGAGGTTCCCGGGCGGATGCTGACTGCAGGGGAGTATGGCCGACTGGTAAAAGCCATCAAACAGGTTAACGATATGGTGACGTCGGAAGAAGAGTTTGATGAGTTGAGAGAAGAAGCAAAAAACTCGTAGGGGAAAATACCTGGATGGTGCAGCTGTGCCAGAGGATGCTGTGCGATCACGGTATCTTTCCCCTGGATCTGTTGCAGAGAAGTCTGAAAGAAAGACTTTTTATGTCGGCGCTTCTGGAAAAAGAATCAAAGGAGATCAAAAGGAGGTAGGATATGGGACAGATCACAGAGACTCTGACATTGACGGACCGGTTTTCTGCCTCCTGGCAGGATTTTATTGATCTGGGAAATCGGGCAGTGCAGTCCGTATCTGTTCTGGATCAGAATCTGACAAGCGCTTTGAATCAGACAGGAGAGGCAACCATAGAGGCTCTTCAAAATATGGAGTCTGCATCCCGTGATACCAATCGTCTCCTGGAGCAAATGATACAAAACCAGTATGGTCAGGAGAACGCAGTCAGGGGGACGGACCGGGCCGCAGGAAGTCTGCTTTCCACATTTAAGAAGATCGCAGCCGTGGCGGGAAGCTCCCTTTTTGTAAAGGCCTTTGTCGGCATGTCGGATACACAGACCATGCTCGGTTCCCGATTAAATCTGATGATGAATCAGATGAATGACGGACTCAGGACCACAAAGGAACTGCAGGAGGAAATCTTCCAGTCGGCAGAAAGGGCGAGAGGGGATTATCTGGCAACTGCGGATGCCGTGTCAAAGCTGGGGCTGATGGCGGGCAGCGCATTTTCCGGAACGGATGAGATCGTTGATTTTATGGAGCAGATCAATAAACAGTTCACCATTGCGGGGACGGAGGCTTCCGGCATCCAGGCCGCCATGCTGCAGCTTACTCAGGCCATGGGCTCCGGAGTGCTCAGGGGAGAGGAATACAACAGCATCCTGGAACAGGCTCCCAATATTATCCAGAATATCGGCAAATACATTGAGAGCAATGAGGATGTCATGGCTGCAGCAGCCGACGCCATGGATATGAAAGCAGAGGACCTGGCCGGGAATGTTCAGAAATATCTGAAGGATCTGGCGGGGGAGGGTTTTCTTTCTGCGGAACTGGTGAAGGCGGCCATGTTCTCTGCTGCGGACGAGACCAATGAGAAATTTGAGTCCATGCCGAAGACATTTCAGCAGATCGGGGCTTCTTTCCGCAATCACGTTTTTCAGGCTTTTGAGCCGGTATTTGAGCGGATGAGGGAGATCGGGAACAGTGATTCCTTTGAAGAGCTTGTGAACGGCGCTGTCAATGGCATGTCTGTCCTGGCGGGAGCAGCCGCGGATGCCTTTGATGTGATGATAACCGGTGCTTCCTGGGTGGGGGATCATCTGGATATGATTCTGCCGGTGCTGGGAGCCATCGGGGTCGCCTATGGACTCCTTCATATCAAAGCTCTCCTGACGGCCGGAGCCAATGTTGCTGCTGCGCTGGCTAGTGCGGCAGCATGGACCATTGCACATTTACCTGTCATACTGCTGGCTGCCATGCTGGTAGGGGCCCTGCTGAGCGCACGACAGTTTCAGTTCGGCATGGAGGATGTAGGGGCGGCAGTAGGAGGCATGCTTGGAACCCTGTACGCCATAGGCTACGATACCTTTGCCAATCTGTGGAATCTGATCGCCTCTTTTGCGGAATTCTTTGCCAATGTGTGGAATGATCCGCTGGCAGCCACAGCCAGGCTGTTTTTTGACGTGTTTGATACGATCCTTGGAATCGTTGAGACGGTTGCAGGAGCCATCGACTCGCTTCTGGGAAGTAATCTGCAAAGCGCTGTTTCCGGCTTTCGCGATAAGATGTCAGACTGGGTGGACAGTACGTTTGCGGAAAATGCAGTTGAGATTAAACGGATGTCGATGCTGAACGTGAAGGATAAGGCGGACCAGTGGAGTCAGTACGGAGGAAATCTGGGTTCAAAGCTGGATAACATGAGCTTTCACCTGGAGGACATTGCGGGAAGCTTCTCGGGATTTAACATGAATGATCTTTCCCTGGGAGAGCAGGCGGACATTGAAAAAGTGGGGAGTGTAGGAAACGTAAAAAATGTAGAGGGAGACGTTCGTCTTGCCGATGAGGATCTGAAGCTTTACAGGGATCTGGCAGAGAGGCGCTACATGAACCAGATCGAACTGAAGACGCTGGCTCCGAATATTAATGTGACGCTGCCGGCGGGGGCGGCCGGAAACTTAAACGCTTCCGATGTGGCGGACCACATAAAAAAAATACTGATTGAACAGATGAACTCCCACACGGACAAGTCTCATTAGGCAGGAGGGTGAGATGGTGAAACTGAAAAACGGCTGCTCCATCTATATTGTATTTGGAGGAAAGAAAGCCAGGCTCCCGGTCAATCCGGAGGAGATCGAGATTCATTATCCTACAGATAATAAAAAATATGATATCCTTGGAAGCGGACAGATCGTGGTTCCCAGGAAACCGTCGCTGAAAGTGGTTTCCTGGGAAGGCTTTTTCCCCGGAGATCTGGAGGCTCCCTATGTTAATGGAGGAGCGCGGCTGCCGGAATACTATGTAAATGCTTTTGAGAAGGCTCTCAGGGATAAGCAGGTATGCCGTCTCATCATCTTCCGCTCCGGGCTTTACGATACGAACATGAAATGCATTGTATCCAATTTTGAGACGACGGACAAAGGCGGAGAACCAGAAGATATTTTCTATTCCCTGGAGTTACTGGAATACAGGTCTTATGCCCCGGAGACAGTGGCTGTTGTGACTGCTCCGGGGACGGCAGAGGAGTCTGTCCAATCGGTAAATGAAACGGCGAGAGCCGTGGAAACCCCGGTTCTCCGGGTGGGCGCTCCTGTTATTGTCAATGGAGAATACTGTTATGACAGCTATGGAGCCAGGCCTCACGGCACGGCCAGCGACCTGAATACGGAGGTCACCAGGATTGTATCCGGAAATCCGTATCCTGTCCATGTAGGACATTATGGCTGGGTCCGGGAAAGCCAGCTTCAGATCGTGGGGTGACGGGATGAAGGTGTCATTATTGGTCCAGGTCAGAGATAAAGGCCTGAAAGGAGCAAGCCAGACGATGATCTTTGACTATGGGCCTGTAGTAAGAGAGATTGAGATCACCAGCAATCGTCTGGATACTCCGGGGAGGATGGTATTTACATGTCTGAAAGCAGACTCTGTTAAAATCCAGGAAGGAAGTGCAGTAGAGTTTGAAATCGACGGGATAAAAATGTTCAAAGGATATATCTTTACCGTGGAATGCAGCCAGGACGACAAAGTAATCTATACAGCTTATGATCAGCTGAGATATCTGAAAGCAAAGGCAAGCTATGTGTTTGAAAACATGTCCCTGCCTCAGATCATACAGAGAATAGCCGCTGACTTTGGACTGACAACGGGAATCCTGGAAGAGACAGGATACATATTTCCCTGTTTGATCCTGGAAGATGAGAGTTGTCTGGATATTATTTTTGAAGCTTTGTATCAGACCATAATCCATACAGGGAAAATCTTTGTATTTTATGATGACGCAGGAGTTCTGACTTTAACAGAAGCCAGGAATCTGTTTGAGCAGACTCTCATAGGAGGCGGGAGTCTTGCCATTGGGTATACCTATAAGAGGGATATTGATTCCGATACCTACAACAGGATCAAACTGGTGAAAAAGAATGAACAGAGCGGACGCACAGACGTCTATCTTCATGAGGATACAGAGACGATCAGGAAGTGGGGAGTCCTTCAGTATTACAGCCAGATCAATGAAAATCTCAATGAGGCCCAGATAGACGAACTGTGCAGCCTGTATCTTAAGTATTACAACAGGGTTCTTCAAACACTGACGCTGGAGGCTCTGGGAGTGCCGGCTATCCGGGCAGGTTCCATCATTCCTGTGCGGATCGAAGCGGTTCCGGAGCTTTCGGTGACAAGGCTTCTTCTGGCGGAGAAGGTGACCCACAATTTTAAAGGGGATGATCATACCATGAGTATCGAAGTCAGGTCTTTTGATCAGCTGGGAGGTGAGGGAATTGTCTGAACTGGTGGGAGTGATCCAGCAGATTGTGCAGAATACGGTACAGGCTATGAAACCGGCGGACATGGCCACAGGAACCGTAATTTCTGCCTCTCCTCTGTCTGTACAGCCGGATATCCACATGCCTCCTCTGCCGGAGAAAGCTCTGATACTGACTGACACGGTCAGAGAGAGGATAGTAGATGTACAGGGAGGCGACGGAAGGGTCGTGGTGAGAGAAGGACTGAGATCCGGGGATAAGGTTCTCATGCTGCGGGTGCAGAATGGTCAGAGGTATCTGATTCTGTCGAAAATAACATAGGGGGAAGGCCATGGCTGTTTTACCGGAAAATGCAGATTTTCAGATGTCTCTGGAATCTGCAAAGAAACCTACTTATACATTTATCATCGACTGGTCTGTCAGGCAGATATCGGGAATGGATTCCGGACTTGCCGCCATGCGTCAGGCGGCGGAGATCATCCTGCAGAATGAAAGGTTTCGATGGCAGATCTATTCTTCTGATTTTGGCAGTGAACTGGAGGACCTGGCAGGAGAAGAGTACGATTATATTGTCAGCGAGATCCCCAGGCGGATCAAAGAGGCATTTTCTTCAGATAAAAGATTTCTGTCGACAGAAAATTTTGTATTTTCAGAACCTGGAGAAGATCACATGATCTGCACATTTGACGTGGTGACTGTGTTCGGTTCATTTAGAAAAGAGGTAACCTTATGATCGATTTCAGCGGATACACCGCTAAGGCCATTGAGAAAGCCATGCTTGACCAGGTTCCGGATCACATAGACACCAGGGAGGGCAGCATGATCCAGACGGCTCTCGGACCTGTGGCATGGTATCTGGAAGGTCTGTATATGACCCTGAGCCATGTACAGGAAAACGCTTATGCCGACACAGCGGCAGGGGAATATCTGGATCTGATCGTACAGCAGAGGGGATTGTTCCGCAATAAGGCAGTACCTGCAGTGCGAAAAGGAATATTTAATACAACGGTTTCCACCGGGGCCCGATTTAAAACCATCAATGGCGGAGATTCCGTGATCTTTCTGGTTGGATCCAGGCTGACTGACTACAGAGACGGCTGTGTTTATGAGATGATCTGTCAGACGCCCGGGCTTGCCGGCAATAACTATACAGGCAGTCTTCTTCCCATCACAGCAGTTCCGGGTCTGACTTCGGCGGTTCTTGGAGAGATCATTACTGCGGGAGCAGAAGAAGAGAGTGATGAATCACTGAGGTCCAGATATTTTGAAACCTTCCGCATGGAGGCCTTTGGCGGGAACATCCAGTCCTATCGGAATGAAATTCTGGCCATTGCCGGCGTAGGGGCGGTGCAGGTGTATCCGGTATGGAACGGAGGAGGCACCGTCCTCTGCAGTATCCTGGGATCCGATTTTAATCCGGCCCTCCCGGCCCTGGTTCAGACGGTCCAGAACATCATCTGCCCTCCGGAAGAGGGAGAAGCCGAACCGTCCGCCAACGGATACGGAAAAGCTCCCATCGGTGCGGCTGTGACTATCACAACGGGCTCTCCTCTGGTTCTGGATATCGACTGTGAGATTGACTTTGTCTCCGGCCTTCAAAACGGCGAGGAAGCCTGCAGACAGCAGATAGAGGAAAGGATACAGGAATATCTGGATACAGTCAATCAGACGTGGGGAAAGCCGCTTACAGGGTACAAGGTAGACTATTCCGTCACGGTATATATTTCCCGTATTATTTATGCGCTTCTGACTATCAGCGACATCGTAAACGTGTCAAATGTGCGGATCAATGGCTCAGAGAGCGATCTGAAGCTGATCGAAAACGCCGATCTGCAGCAGGTGGCAGTGCTGGGGGAGGTGGTGATCAACCATGAATAAAAGGGCATCGGAAGTCTTATGGGATCAGCTTCCGGTATATTTCCGCCCTGTCATGGAGTTTCAGGAGATAGTAAAAGCTCATAGTCATGGCGTTGATCAGGTAAATGCCTGGATGATCCGGATGCGGGATAATTTTTATATTGCCAGCTGTGATGAACAGACGTTAATGTATTATGAGAAACTGCTGGGGATCAATAAAAACAGAAGTCTTTCCCTGGAGGAGAGGCGGTCTATTGTCCTTATGCGATACAACAGGCGATCTCTGTACACACTGCCCATGCTGAAAGGGATGCTGGAGGCCGCCGTGGGAAAGGGTCATTACTCTGTAAATTGTTCTTATGGAAGCTATCAGATGAAGATAACCATTATAGAGCAGGATACAGAGCTGGTGAGAGAACTGTATAATACGATAGCGCTGATGAATCCTGCCCACCTTATATTACTGCTGTGTGCAGAGTATCAGGGACGGCATGAGATATCCATAGAACAGAAAGCGGCTGTTCACTTTGCTATGAGTTTCTACCCACGCTTCAACCAGGAGAGGTTGAAATTAAACCGAATCTGGAAGCTAAATGGGGGAAGAAAGCTGAACGGTTACAATAGCCGGGAAACCATAGACCTTTACCCCATGTCGGCCAGATTCCGGACGGCTGCGGAGGGTACGCTGGAGGAAGAGGTCAGGGTACATCTGCTGGCCGGTGCCGGTGAGAAGGAATGGGTCAGAAGCCAGGCGGTGATCCTTATCAGGGAGTCCACGGACTGCAGCTCAGGGGCCGATCAGAGGGTGGCTATAAAGACGCAGGCGGCGGAAGCCTGGGGAGAAGAGACACAAGTCCGTTTGAGAGCATACGCACAGGAGCGGGTTGAAGACGGAGAAAGGCTTCAGATATCCTCCTCTGTGGCGTGTAAAACAGCCATCGGGGAACGACAGGCGGTGAGGACATCAGCGGCAGTCACTGTGGAGGCAGGAGAAATCAGGGTATACAACAAGAACCGTCTGGACAGCGGTTTTAGACTGAATGGAAGACGAAAATTAAACGGCGGCACAGAGCTGCGATAAAGGAGGTTTGGATCATGGCAGACAACAAAGGAGTCATCACGGCAGCGGGAAGGAAGAAGCTCTGCAGGGCCCACGCGGGAGACGGGACTCTGCCGGCGATTACCAAAATGGCTTGGGGAAACGGAGGCGTGGACGAGACAGGACAGCCCATCTCCACTACAGGCAATGAGATCGGGCTCTACAATGAGCTCCTGGTCAAGGATATCGAGTCCCATACTTATGTAAATGAAGGAGAGACCACCTGCCGGTATACGGCCACCCTGGAGGCAGGGGAGCTGTCGGGAGAGGAGATCTCCGAGATGGGGCTGTACGACGCGGACGGGGATCTGGTGGCTTACCGGACCTTTATGCGCAAGGGCAAGGACGCGGATATCCCCCAGATCTATGACATGGAAGAGATCTTCTGATGGAAGGAGGCGAAAGGGAGAGGTGGCTTTTGAGATCAAGAACCCTCCGGAGTTTACGTTGGAGGTAGAGCAGTGGACCAGGGAGACAGATGCCGATGGCAGCGAGATGGCCAAAGGCGTCATCGAACCCATGTTAAACAATGAGGTGTACCTTAAGTCGGAGATGGAGCGGCAGGAACACACAGCCCTGGTGACCCTGAGGGCAGCCGGCTGGACCGGAAGCGCGGCACCCTATACCCAGACCGTGCAGGTACCTGGGGCCAGGGAAGGCCTGGAGCCTATGGTGGTCAGCGCCCTGGCGGACGGGGCGTCCCCGGAAGCGCAGAAGAACTACATAAAGGCCTACGGGATCCTCTGCAGCGGCACCGGTGTCATGGGGGACGGGACGGCGACCTTTAAGGTGTATAAAAAGCCTGGGGTGGATATCACCATAGGCTTGAGAGGGGTGAGGGGATGAGCAGGATCTGGATGCCTGGCGGGGCAGGAGGCGCAGACGTGGACGTGGTGACGGCCGGAGCCGGCGATGTCTTAAAGGGCAAGGTGATCGTGGGGCCGGACGGGGAGCCTTTAACCGGGACCCTGGCATTAAGATGGTGCTGTCAGGGAAGACTTACTATAACACGGACCCCAAGCAGAAACGGACCGGGACCATGCCCAACCAAGGGGCGAAGACGGCAGCGCTGAACTGCGGAGGGTCTTACACGATCCCTGCCGGCTATCACAACGGCTCCGGGAAGGTGACGGCGAACGGTTTGGCCTCCCAGACCGGGGTACAGAGCGGCAAGACTGCGGCGGGAGCCGCCCAGATCCAGACAGGATATGAGGCCTGGGTTAATGGGGGAAGAGTCACGGGGAGTATGGCGACGATGAACGGAGGGACATATACGCCGTCAGGGTCGCAGCAGACAATTTCATGCTCTGGCAAAAAGATGAATAGCAATATTATCATCTCTGCCATTCCCTCTAAATATGTGGATGTCACGGCGGCCCAAACGGTTTTTAGTAATGGGGTATGCCGTTTGGTAAAAAGGGTATACCCCTATTTAATTACTCGTTTTAACACTTCCTCTGGTACGCTATGGGACAAGATAAACATAACTCCTCAGTCCAATTATAATATCTTTATGAGGGGAGGAAGTTATGGAAGCGATGGCGGAAATGCATATAAATGGTATTTATTGTTGGATGGAACCGTTGATTTAAGCAAGTTTTCAAAAATAAACATAACTGTCACCGTCAATCTTTCCGATGACGATGACGGAACGATAAAAAGGAATGGTTTGATATATCTTGGAATCATTAAGAATAAAAATTCTTACTTTTCTATCAATGATGTGCTAAACGCCCAAGCATCATCTAAAACAACCGTAAGTTTTGATATATCCAGTTTTAATGAGTATGGATTTATTATGGTAAGAGGTACTAGCAGTGCATATGTCAATGGAACCATCATATTAAATGAAATTGTTCTTGTACCATGATTGAGGATTCTGATTTAACACTTTTCAAAAGAGAGGAGACCAGAACATGAAAGCATTAGTCATCTACGATCTGACCGGCCGGGTCTGGCAGATCATCTACGGCGAGGAGGAAGTCCCCCAGGGCTTGACCGCCGCATTCGTGGATATCCCGGAGGGGGCACAGCTGGAACGCATGGACGTGACAGACCCGGGGAATCCGAAACCGGTATTCCACTACCTTCCGGAGACCGACATCGGCAGGCTCCAGAAACAGGTGGAGGAGCTGGAGGGAGAGCTGACCGACACCCAGCTGGCCCTGGCAGAGCAGTATGAGGAAAACCTGTCCCTGCAGGAGGAAGTCACCAACACCCAGCTGGCTCTGGTAGAACTTTATGAAGGAGGGGAGGTGTGACCATGGCAAAGGTGTATGCAGATCTGATCCGAAAGGGACGTAAGACTCTGGAGCAGGTGCCGGAGAAGATCCGGGAACAGGTGAGGCAGGTTCTCGTGGATCTGGAGTGTCCGGAGCTGGCGGAGGGATAACGGACGCAGGAGCGGTACAGCGGGAAAACAGCGATTGTCGAATGCTGGAAGATGTGTTATGATGTGATAGAAAACAACCGTGTTGCAAGGTGGTAAGCCTCCCTAACTTGAAAAAGAAGGGAGGTGGTGCATATGACTACATATGAAGCGTTAAGCCTGCTGTTTTTGGGCGGCACTTTTCTGGTCGCACTGCTTGCCTATATTGATAGGAACAACAAGCGAAAATAAATAAACCTACCTTGTGCTTGGCGGCCGGGGTAGGTTTATAACTGCTTACGGAGGTCAACCACTTTGTGGGCGGTTGTTTCTCCTATGTCTAAACTATAGCATATTTAAGGGAGGGGTGCAACCCTCTTTTTTTCATGAGAAAGAGGTGAGAAAGAGGAAATGGAAACAATCATGCAGTACATTGCCGTACACTGGGTGGAGTGGCTTTTCGTGGCCATCTCCGCCCTTTTAAGTTTTGGATACCGTCAGATCACAAAGCGGCAGAAAGAAGAGAGTATCAAAAACATAGCTCTTCAGGAGGGGGTTCAGGCCCTGTTGAGAGACCGGATCATCTGGACTTACAACCATTACCAGGACAGAGGCTACTGCCCGATCTATGCCAAAGAGAATGTCAAACGGATGTACGACGCATATCATGGATTGGGGGGCAATGACGTGGCCACCAGCTTAAAAGACAAATTGATCGCCATGCCGGAGGAGCCGGCGGAAAGAGAGGAAGAAGATGAATATGAATGAGATTATGCAGTACCCTTTGTACCTGTTGACGGCCATCGGTGTGATGGCTTTTATTGTATCGGTGATTACTCAGGTGATCAAGTCCTGGCCGGGGCTTGAGAAACTGCCCACCGCCGCGGTGGTGATCGTCCTGTCCCTGATCCTGTGCCCGGCGGCCTTTATGGCCCTGATGGCCTGGCAGAAGCAGCCGATCACATGGTATATGGTCTTTGCCTGTATGATCGCGGCCTTTGTGGTGGCTCTGGTGGCCATGGACGGCTGGGAGCGGATCAAAGAGATCTGGGAGAGGACCGCGTATAAAGAAAAACGGTAACTTGCACCGGTGCAAGTCATGTACAGCTAAGAAAAGGAAGATCCCCGGTTGTGCGCCGGGGATTCTTTGTTAACCAACGTTGAGCCTTTCCTTCAATGCATCCTGTAATACGCGGCACAAACTCAACCCGGTTTCCGTCACTTTATCGTCCATCCACTTGGGAATGCTGACAGTGCGTTTTACCGCACGGCCGTCTTTCACATCGGCACGGATCAGGCTTACAAATTCTTCCGGCGAAAGGTCAATACTTTTCAGATCGCTTGCCGACGGAATGGACTGTTTTTTATCTGTGAGATATTCTATCCACTGCGTCAGGGCAGTCTGAGCCATGTAGACAGCATTTCCCAAGGATTTTCCTTCGCTGATACATCCTGGTAAATCAGGATAAGTGATGGTATAGGAACCATCGTCATTGGGATGGAAGATAGCTGGATATACATATTCTGCCATATGAGACCTCCTTTATATTGATTGGAGGGAGGGGCTTTATTTCAGCCCCGCCGCTCTTAAAATGGATCTTGCTGTATTTTCATTAATTTCCCGGTGCCTTGGGACTTGTAGAGGACGCCCGCCGTCTTTTTCATAGATTGTGTGGTTGCCATCATCTCGATCTACTTTATATCCGGCAGCTTCCAGCTTTTTTACTAAGTCCCTTCGTTTCATTTAACCACCTCCTCTATGTTTATATTATACTACGTAATTTACGTAATGTCAATAAAAATAAGTAAATTACGTAAAATATTTTTTAAAAGGATCACGAGAATTATTTAATAAAATTTTGTAATTTGCTTTTTCTAAATCTTTAAAAATAGAAAGAATACTTTTCATATTTTTTAAGTCTAATGGATCATTTTGCATGACAAATAGGATTTGATCTACACTGTCTAAAATGACTAAGTTTATTTCATCTAATTGGTGATTTGTATCAATTAGCACTATGTCATAATAATTCATGGCTTTATCAATCGCGATTTCTAAATATTTTGAATTTATTTTGGCTGCTTGACGTGGGTCTTTTGGGCTTGGTAAAAAATCAATCCA